CTATTCCATATTATTCCATACAAGCTGCCTTGAGAACCAAACCACCTGGCCGATCACCCGAATATCCTGGTTCTCCATATCATAGGGTTCATAGGCCTTATTATCGCTAATGACCCGGACTTGCGGGCCTCGGGCCTCCAAGCGCTTAATACTTAATAGGTCGTCCCCCATATTTACCGCATAAATATTTCCGGTATCAATTCGAGTGCGGTTCAAATCAACTATCACGGTGTCATGATCTTGAAGCGTAGGCAGCATTGAATCGCCCCGGACCACCATCATCACAGCATGGTTTTTATTTAGGCCCACGCGCCGCAACCAATCACGCCGGAAAGCAAACCGATTTTTAAATCCTTCCTCCAAAACCACCCGGCCGTCACCGGCCGACAACTCCGCATGCGTCATGGGGATGTAATCAAACTCATCCAGGTCCAGGCCGCCTTGCGGGTCCAGGTTAGAGGGGATGAGTGGTTCGCCGCGCATCATAGGGCCTTCACCGGTTACAAGCCACTGAACATTAACCTGAGCGACATCAGCAATCTTGGCGAGGTTGTCCAAGCCCGGTTGGGATTTGCCGGATAAATAAGCGCGAATCAAACTATCCGATATCGAGCATTTTATAGCGAAGTCGCGAGCACTTTTTTGCTGATCTATTATTTCCTGCATTCGTTCTGGGAAAGTATTTGCCATGTCGCCCTTTTCCTTTGAAAGCCCGACACAAAGCCCGACATTGATAAAACATGACGCACTTTACATAAATTGCCGATAATAGATAAAATACAGCTCATAATGAGCTATTATTAACTAATTGGAAGTCCGACAAGAAAAATACAGCTTGACTTATCAGCTTAATTCAGCTTAAAACTTGTCTGTACAACAACTCGTAATTAGACGGCCTCAAAAAACCGGCCTGGCAGGGCCGGAAAAATCGGAGACTCAACAAAACATGGGAGAACCCACCTTAAAAATCGACGGCCAGGCACCCCGGGATTGGAATCCCTGGGACATCAAAGCCGCTCTGGGTAAGGCCGGTTACACCCTGGCGGACATTGGCCGCCAAGAAGGGCTTGCTCCGCGAACTGCAAATAACGTTTTTCGCAAGCCTTATCCACGTATTGAGAGAGCAATCGCCGAAGTTTTAGGCACGGTCCCTCAGGCAATCTGGCCCACCCGTTATGATGATAGTGGGAATCCGTTAAGAGGGCTTCATGCCGTTTAAGACCGCTAACGTATTGGGAACCTTATCAAACATGTGAGGTTTTAATCAATGCCTAAGAAGAAAAAAAGAGCAGACCACGACGGGCCTACGCAGATGAATCTTTTCGACGCGGTGGACGCCATTCAAAAACAGGTGAAAGCCGTGGAGGCCCCTCCCACGGAAGGAACGGCAAATGTGCGGGATCAATTGAGGATCGCCTTAAGCTACGCCCTCAAAAAATGCCCGCTTTCCCGGCCCCAGGTGGCCGGAGAAATGTCCCATCTGCTGGGCGACTCGGAAGTTACCAAGTTCATGCTGGACACCTGGACGGCGGAGTCCAAGGAGGGCCATAGAATCCCCGCCGAATTCCTCCCCGCGTTTTGCCAGGTCACAGGATGCCGGGAGCCCTTGCGGATTCTGGCCGAGGCCTCGGGCTGGTTTGCCATGCCCGGGCAGGATGCACTCAGGAGCCAAATGCAGCGGCTTGATGAAGAAGCCAGGAAGATCAAAGAAAAGAAGCGGGAACTCTCGGTGCTGCTCAAGACAACAGGGAGTAAATAATGGCGAAAACACAGGTTATTCAAGTGATGGAAGAGCGGAGCCCGCTTTCCAAAAAGGAACAGGACAGGCGCCGGGAACTGGAAGGCCTGGTCATGAAGAATATGGCCGCGTTCCTGGAGATGGGCGCCGCCCTGGCGGAGATCCAGCGGGACAGGCTTTACCGGTCCACCCACCGGAACTTTGAAGCATACGTCCGTGATGTATTCGAGATCGGCAAGTCATACGCGCACAGGCAAATCGCCGGGTATCAGGTCGTGGAAAACATCCGCTCGGCCATGGCCCCGGATGGGAAAAATGTCGCCAATTGGCGACAAATTCTTCCGGCCAATGAAGCCCAGGTCAGACCCCTTACCCTGTTAGACGATCCCGAGGAGCAGGTGGAAGCCTGGAAGCACGCCGTAAAGATTGGCGAGGATTCCAAACGCGGCAAGGTGACGGCTCGGCATGTGGCCCAGGCCGTGGGACTCCGGCGCGGCGTGTCCATCGCGGCGAAAATCCAAAAGGTGCGCACCTGCGTGGATAAAGTGGAGATTTGCAGCAAAAAATTCAAAGAAGCCTCGGAACTTTTGCTTGCCCTGGTGCAAGAGGAGATCGACTCGGGCTTTCAGACCACGTCCAAGGAGGCCATTGCAGCCTTTTCTCAATCCCTCTCGGACCTGGTGGAGGCGGCATAATGGAAAAACGCACGTGGACAGCCCAGGAAATCGCCAAAGCCATTGGCTTGAATGAACGATCAGTGCAACGCCGGGCCAATAAGGAAGGCTGGCTCTATGTAGCGATCAAATGCCGTGGAGGGCGTAAAAAGGTTTTCGCCCATTCCGGCTTGCCGATCCCGGTTCAGGCATCCTTATTAAAGACGTATGCGCCCAAGAAAGAGGCTCCCAAGCCTAAAAAGGGCGATATTTGCAGCGAGGTTTTGCACGAAGTCTTTGACCGAAAATCCCAAAAGCTGAAAGACCAGGCCGCCTTTCGCCTGGACGTGGTTCTGGCCTACCATCGGATGATTAAGGACGGCGCTCCCAAGACCATTGCAAAGCATGAGGTCGCGGCCGCCAATAGCATTTCGCCCGCCTCCCTGTATCGTTGGGCGAGGATGTGCGAAGGCCTGGATCGCGGGGATTGGCTGGCGGCTTTGGCTCCGGGTTTTGTGGGGAGAACCTCAACCACCGAAATCAGCGAAGAGGCCTGGGCCTTTATCAAATCCGACTATTTGCGCCAGGAGCAGCCCGCCCTGACCGCCTGCTATCAGCGTTTGCAGGAAGTCGCCCGGGATAAGGGCTGGAAAATCCCCTCCATGAAAACCTTTGAACGCCGCATCAAGGCGATTCCGCTCACTATCCGGGTGCTTTTGCGGGAAGGCGAGAAAGCCCTGGCCCACATGTATCCGGCCCAGGAGCGGGACAAAACCATGCTGCACGCCAATGAATGGATCAACGGCGACGGCTACAAACACAACGTGTTCGTGAACTGGCCCGGGATAGACAAGCCGGTCAGGCCCAAAACGTGGTTCTGGCAGGACATCTATAGCGGCATGATCATGGGATACCGCATCGACCTGACCGAAAACACGGACACCATCCGGCTGTCCTTCCTGGATATTTGCGACACCTACGGCCGCCCCAGGCACGTGACCATCGACAACACCCGGGCCGCCGCCAACAAATGGATGACGGGCGGCGTGGGAACACGGTTCCGCTTCAAGATCAAGGATGAAGATCCTCTGGGCATCTTCCCCAAGTGCGGCGTGACCGTGCATTGGGCCATCCCGGGATGGGGCCAGAGCAAGCCGGTGGAGCGGGCTTTCGGCGTGGGCGGCGTGGGCGAACGTTGCGACAAAGACCCGGCGTTGGCTGGCGCCTGGTGCGGAAACAATCCCAACGCCAAGCCGGAAAACTACATGAGCAGGGCCGTGGACCTGGAGACTTTCCGCATGGCTGTGGCCAGGGGCGTGGCCCTCATAAACCGGATGATCCGCAACACCCAGGTTTGCGCGGGCAAGATCAGCGCGGAACAGGCCTTTAACGAGTCTTTCAAACACGTCAAACGCCGCGACATCACCCCGGCCCAACGCCGCTGGATGCTCCTTTGTGCGGAGGCCGTGACGGTCCAGAAAGACGGCACAATCAAGCTGACAGCCGGGAAGGGATACGGAGTCGGAAACAACCGCTACGGATGCGCCCGCCATGAGTTAATGGCCCACATCGGCAAAAAGGTGGTGGTCCGGTTCGACCCTCAAAAGCTCCACGAGGATGTGTACTGCTACGCCCTGGACGGCAGCTATATCGCCCCGGCCCAGTGCATTTTTGCGGCGGGCTTTGGAGATCAGCAGGCGGCCCGGGAACACAACCGGGCGCGGGCGCAATTCAAGAAAGCAACCAAGCTGGCGGCCAAGGCGGAAATGGCCATGACGGCCATCGAGGCCGCCAACCTGATCCCGGAACTCACCCCGCCCGAGCCAGAACGCTCCAATGTGGTGGAATTGCAGTTCGGCCAAAAAGATACGCGGCCGGAAAAGGAAAAGATCGCCGTCAATCAGGACTATTTTTCCGGGCTGGACAAGGAACCGGAGGAAGATTTCGACGCGGATGCATTGTTCGCGGCCGGGATGAATAAGACGAAGTGGGAGGAAGATTAGGCCGGGAAACCGGAAAATCAGGGAATAAAAAAGCCGGAAAAGGGGGCAACCTTTCCCGGCCCCATCAACGGGCCTTTACGACCCTGAAAACACAGTTAAAAGGAGAATAGCACATGAGCGACAGCACGGCAAGGGTCATTGAAATGCAACCCCAGGAGAGCGGCGAGAAGCTGCGGGAACAGGTCAAAACGTTACTGGCCGAAGGCGTCACCCAAACCCAAATCGCCAAAGAAATCGACATGTCTCCGTCGGCAATAAATGGATGGGTGAAAGGCAGCTACCAGGGCGATAACGAAAAGCTGGAAGCCAAGATAGAGCAATGGCTGGCGGGCCGGGAGGAACGCAAGCAGGTGACTTCGGCCCTGCCTGCAAAGCCGGACTTCCTGGAGTTGGAAGTGGCCCAAAAGATCACCCATCTGCTTTCCTATACCCAAATGACGGCCAACATCGGCGTGGTTTACGGGCCTCCGGGCGTTGGGAAGTCCAAGGCCCTTTGGAAATACGCAAAGGACCGCCCCAACGTGTGGATCGTGACCGGCCGCCCTTCCATCAAGTGCGTGGCTTCTTTTCTGGTGGAAATCGCCCGTAAAATGAAGATCGCCCGCGTCAACAAACGGGCCGCCATGCTCACCGACGAGTTGATATTCAAACTCAAAGGCACGGGCGGCCTGATCATCGTGGACGAAGCCCAACACCTGACCGCCCAAACCCTGGAAGAACTTCGCTGCATCAAGGATTGTGCGGAGATCGGCGTTGTCCTGGCCGGAAACGAGTATGTATACGCCCGCCTGGCCGGGGACGGAACCGCCGTTTTTGCTCAGTTCTTCTCCCGGATCGGCCGCAAGCTCCGGCTGAAAAAGCCCTCCGAAAACGACATCAAGGCGATTTGCCAAGCCATGGGCGTTACGGAGCCAATGGCCCAAAAATATTGCGTTGAGATCGCCCACAAGCCCGAAGCCATGCGCGGCATGATCGAAACCATCCAGGTGGCCGCCTTGTTCGCAAACGGCGCGGGCCAGGAGCTTGGATTAAAGCACATCAAGGCCGCCTGGAAGGACCGGGAACAGGACTAAAGGAGGCAAGCATGAACTGGATTGACATCATCATTGCTACGGTAAGCGTTGGAGCCCTGGCCACAGTCGCCTTGGCCCTGGCCTCCACGGCGGCTTGCTCCCGGGAGGAAAACGGCAACAGCCTGGCCGATATCCGGGCCTGGAAGATCACCGGCCCGGTTAAATGCGGCGTGTGGACCTTCCCGGCGCCCATGCCTGCCGGACGCAAACGCAGGCCGATCATCAGCTTATACGAGGATCTGGACGAAAAGGCTGACCGCTTTATTGCCCGCAAATACAGAAAGCGCCTGGGCATCACCTTTGAACAATACGCGGCCTGTCCCAAGATGTACGAAGCCAAGATCCGGGCCATGGAGGAAGCCCTTCAAAACGGCGACGGAATCAATGTGGTGGCCAATGTCGCCCGGATCGTCCCATTAAAGAATAGAGAACGGGCTTGTCTCGCCCAAAGATAAAAGAAGGAACAAATGGCAAGAAAAAAACCAAGCACAAATAACCTGTTTCCGGTCCGCGACCTGAACGAAGCCAACGAAGCCTTGAGGGAAATGGCATCCCTTAAGCGGGATCTGGACGCGGTCAACGCGGATATGAACGCAAGTATCGACAAGGCCAAGCTGGACGCCGAAGTGGAGGCGGCGCCCATCCAAACCCGGATGAAAGCCATTGAAAACGGGCTCCTGGCTTATGCGGAAATAAACAAGGACGCCCTGTTCAAGAAAAAGCGCTCGGTGGACCTGGACTTCGGCCGGATCGGGTATCGCCGGTCCAAGGAAGTCAAGGCCCAACCGAAAAAGACCCTGGCGTCCATTCTCGAAAAATTGAAATCCCTGGGCTTCAAGGAGGGCATCCGCGTCAAGGAATCCGTGAACAAGGACGTTCTTCGGGATTGGCCCGAGGAACGCCTGGCCATGGTGGACGCCCGGATCGTGGAGAAAGACACGTTCTGGCTGGAGCCCGACGAAACCAAATTGACGGACAAGGCGGCCTGAAAGGCCAACAGCTTGGGAGGGGCCTTTTTGAAAAAAGCCCCCTCCCAAACCCTCCCCCAAAAACTTTTAAGTAGGGGGAGTGAGGCCGCTGCAAGATTTGCATAATCTAAAAAGTTTTTTGGAAAGGGGGTTTGGGGGGCGATAAATCGCCATCAAAACTGGAATTCATTTTTGGCGAGTAACATTTCGAGGCCACACAAGCTGACCCGGTAAGATGCCGCTCAGCGGCCTTTTGTTCACAAAAGGTTGTCCCCCAAGAAATCATGAACAAAACAAAGAAAAAGACATTCAGAAGCCGCGCCTTGGCCGTCATCCACATGGCTAAAAAGGATTTAGCCCTGGATGACGCCGCATACGTCGAGATGCTTCAAAACCTTACGAAAAAGGATTCCTGCGCCAAGATGACCGACGCGGAGCTTCGCAAGGTCTTGAAACACCTTGAATCCTGCGGGTTCAAGCCAAAGAGGAAAAAGCAGTCCTATCCGGGCCGCCCCAAGAACATGGACGGCAAGGACTCCCGGTCCAGGCAATTAAGGAAGGTCGAGGCGTACCTGACCATCATGAAAGAGCCCTGGAGCTATGCGGACACCATTGCCAAACGTCAGGCGGGCGTTGACCGGGTTGGTTGGGTTCCTCCCGAAAAGCTCGGCGGTATCATCACAGCACTACGAAAACGGGCCATTGAACTTGGCCTGGAATAGACAAAGGAACGATATGAGAGAAGCAGCATCAAGACAGCCCAAGCCCTCCCGGGAAAAGCCGGGCGTGGAAGTATTGCCCGAGGTTATGAAAGACCTGGAAGCCCGGATTGAAACCGGCATTATCAAGTACGGAGAGCCCTTGACCACGGAAAACGGCCGGGACGCCCTCCTGGACGCATATCAGGAAGCCCTGGACCTGGCCGTCTACCTGAAACAGGCCCTCCTGGAAAGGGGTTCCAAGCAGGTTTAAAGGAGCTTTAAATGGACTTTAAAAAGCAATTAACCGAGATGATTCAAGCGGCCGGGATACCCAAGCGGGGCAGCTATCGCCCCATGGAGGTGTGCGCGATCCTGGGGATCAGCCCTCGCCAGTTCTGGTATATGTGCGAAGCCTGGGAGCCGGACCCGGCCACTGGTCAGCCCTTGAAAGCCGCCAGCCTGGACAGTTTTTTACTGCGCCGGGAGCGCCGTGTGCGCTTTGACGAACTCGTGTCCTACCTGAAACGTAACCACGCCTATCAACGCAAATACGGTCCCGATCCTCAGCAAATGCGCCTTTTTGATTATTGA